AGACGCTTAACGCGGCAGAGTATTTTGTAAAGGACAATGGACCGGATGATTACGTTGAAATCATATTTGATGGTACGATGCCAAACGTTTATGACAGATGGGAGCCAATTTACATTGAGTATACCGCTGGCTATGCGTTGGGGGCTATACCTGAACGGATTAAAACCGGAATAATGGAAAAGGCAGCCGATGACTTTGAAAATAGACAGAGCGAACAATCTGGAAGTCTTAACACGAAGTACTTTAATTATCAGCAGTCTTGGTATCGTTATAAAATGATGGGATGAAAATACTTATCTACTTAGCGGTTTGGAAGCGTCCTGATATAACTGAAATATGTTTCATGGGCATAAACCGTCTACGTAGTTTAGGTATACATCAGATTGAGGCGTTTGCTGTTATTTCAGAGGAGGAAATGATTCCGCTTTGTAATAGGTATGATATTGATTATTGCTTTTATAAGAACTATCCACTAGGAGAAAAGAAAAACTACGGTGTTACCCAGGCATTAAAGAAGGACTTTGATTATCTGGTTGAAATCGGAAGCGATGATCTTTTAAAGAATGAGTTTTTGACTTTGTATCCATGGAACGGACCGGTACACGGACTATTGGATTTTATCATACTGAACTCAGAGGATGGAGCATGTAGAAGGGTTTCCGGAAAGGCTCTTTGTTTCGGAACCGGCAGAGCCATACGAAAAGATGCTTTAGAAAGTGGAAATCTTTGGATCGACAAGCAAACAAGAAGCCTTGATAAGCAGTCAACTTTTGCGCTTGCAAGAAGAGGATTTTTAGAAAGTAGGTTTAAGTCAGAAGAACCACTGGCGATCGACATTAAAAGCGAGGTTAATATTTGGCCTTATACTAAACAAGGAACTAAATATGAACTTGAAAAAGCGTTGATCGGATTGAGTGAGCAGGAAGTAACAGCTATTAAATCTCTGATCTGTGTTGCAGCATAAGGAGCAAATCGGAAAACTTGACCGAAAGATCACCATTCAGAGAGCGATTTTTGACGATGATGGATCGAATCAACGTAAGATAACTGGCTGGACTGAGATAGCTACAAACGCTACACCGTGGGCGAACGTTGAGGATGGATTTGGGACAGAAGAATTTGAAGGTGATCAGTTAGTCGGGATTCAGACTATAAATTTTACAATCCGGTTTAGATCGGACATTAGTCTACAGTACAGGATTTTATACAATGGCGAGATACATAATATTTTATCATTGGTTGAAATAGGCAGGAAAAGGTTTTTGAAGATCACCACAAAAAGAGGCGGTCAATATCAGGAGTCTTCAGTAGGTGGTTTAGGATCTTACGATAACGGGTATTCAGACGCATACGACAGATGATAAAGATTTCAGTCACCGGAGTTAAAGAGATTGACAACTGTTTAAGGCAGTTGCCTTTGGCGGTATCTCATAAGGTACTGAGCTCGGCGCATGCGGAAGCAGCGAAGCCTCTTATTTTAAAGGAACAGCTTTTAGCTCCGGAAGGACCAACAGGAAATTTAGTTGATTCGATAGGAGCGATTAAAATCAGTTTGGCGAAAGCGAATTCAGTCGGTGAGGTACGCGTAGGCCCTCGCAGGCGCGGTAGATACAAAGGTTTTGCTGGTCACCTGGTTGAGTTTGGAACAAAGCAAAGGAGAACAAAAAGAAGCGGAGCGAACCGTGGGATAATGCCGAAAAAGCCTTTTGCTAAACCGGCGTTTGAACAAACTAAAGGACAGGTGGAGTCTTTAATAACTCAGAGCATCGCAAAGTCATTAGTCAGGACAATGAGAAGAACTTTAAGGAAATGACGCAGGCACTTATTGAAATATTGATTGCAAACGCCGGAGTACAGGCTTTAGTCGGGCAAGATGACAGAGGGAAGTATAAAGTTTACCCGGTTGTTGCTCCCCAGGGAGTTGATCAGCCTTACGTTTTGGTTTCTGAGGCCTCAATGGAGCCAACTTTAGGCATATCATGCCCTAGTACTTTGGATAAACCACGGTGTAATGTACAGGCTTATTCCTTGTCATTTAAAGAGGCTGACGACATTCAGAAGGCTTGTCGCGCAGCTATAGACACCGGAACATCATGGACTACAGACGATGAAACATATGTCCAGATTTACATGGTTGACCGGAAGGACTTATGGTTACCGGCAACCGGTCAGGGCAGTGGACTTTACGTTAAGTTAGGATTTTACGAAGGCGTTCAGAATTTATGAAGATAGTTTTAACCAAAGGAGCAACTATAAACGGTAAGAAATTTCCAATCGGTCAAAAGATGGATGTTACACCGGAAAAGTTTGCTGAGATCGATGGAGCGAAACCATACTTTGGGCAAATGATGACTAAAAAGAAGATAAAAACAGATTTTTTTAAACCGAAAATAACATAAGAAAATGGCAGTAACAGCAGGAACAATATCAGGTAATGGCGTACTCGTTTATATTGACGGGGTTGCCATTGGTTGTACTACGGGAGGAACTTTATCAGGTACAAATAACCAGATAGAGACAACCTGTAAAGACGATGACGGGGCGGTGACATTCACCCCAGGTTCGAGGGATTGGAATATCCAGGTAGACGGTAATACAAAATTGGATGCTCCATTAGGTCTACCAAGACTTGCGGAGGCTTTCATGAGTAAAGAAACCGTTACGGTTCGTATGGCCACGGCCAATACTGTGGACGATCCGTATTTTGAAGGAGAGGCATTTATCAGCGCGTTCACTTGGACTAACCCGGTTAATGCAGCTTCAACTTATTCAATCACGTTCAGCCCAAGAGGTCCACTGTATCTATATAACTCATGATCGAACGCGAGATAGACGGCCACAAAAGAGGGTTTATTTTTGGGACCCACACGTTCAGAATCCTACGGGATTTGACCGGGATAAATTCTATTGAGGAAGTTTTTGAAAGGTTGGTTAATAAAAAGGTAGTCGATGGCGAGGAGATTGAGGTGTCAAATCAAATTGATCACATCGGTTTCCTTTGTACTTTCCTTTACGCATGCGCGAAGCACTACAACCAATCTAACAAAATACCACTTGATTTCGAAGAGGTAAACGTATCAGATTGGGTAGATGACATGGGTTTAGCTGACTCCATGAAATTGGTTTTAGAACTTATTCAAACCTACTCACTAAAAAACCTGAGGGCCCCGGTGACGGGGCTAGTCGAACAACAATAGAGGACATCCACGCGGTCGCCACAATTGAACTTGGTATGAGTTCAAAGCGATTTTGGAAACTGTCTTTTTATGAGTGGTCGCTATGGGTTGAAAGGATTAAGGTAAGCCATGAGCGTAGGAATCAGGACCGTGAATTATTGATAGAGCTTGAACGCAATAGTATGGCGTTACTCGCGAATATCAACAGAGGTAAAAACGCTGAGCTATTCACCGGGAAAGATTTTTACAAGTTGAGTTATGACGAAGTAGTCGAATCCAGCAAGGTTACAGGAGAACAAATGTACAAGGCTTTGCAGGAGAGATTTAAAGATAAACCTATCAGAAAACGTGGCTGAAAATATACTCGCGAAATTATCGGTCGTAATCTCTGGTCAGACAGCAGAGTTCACGAAAGCTATTAACGCCACTAATAGCCAGCTAAAAGGATTCGGAAAAGAACTTAACGCGGTAAAAAATTTAGCCGGTGGTTTGCTTGCTGGATTCAGCCTGGTATCAATAGGCAAAGAAATCATAAATGCGACAAGCGAATTTCAAAAGTTTGAAGCAGTCCTAACAAATACACTCGGTAGTAATTCGGCGGCTAAGCAAGCAATGGAGGACATTCTTCAGTTTGCCGTAAAGACTCCTTTCGCTGTTAATGAGCTCACCGCATCCTATGTAAAACTAGCCAATCAGGGATTTAAACCGACAGTTGAAGAACTTAGAAAGCTTGGTGATTTAGCATCTAGCACTGGTAAGGGATTTGATCAACTTACTGAGGCCATTATTGATGCCCAGGTGGGAGAATTTGAACGCTTAAAAGAGTTCGGGATACGCGCGAAGAAGCAAGGAGATCAGGTTACATTCACTTTCAAAGGCGTACAGACTCAAACTAAGTTTACGGCAGATGAAATAAGGAAATACATTCTTACCCTTGGTGATCTTGAAGGTGTGAGCGGGTCAATGGCGGCGATCAGTCAGACATTAGGAGGTAAAATTTCAAACCTTGGGGATGCCTTCGGTCAGTTATCAGTCAATCTAGGCAAGATGTCGAGCGGCCCAATCGCATCAGGTATTACGGCGGTTACCAGTTTGTTAAACTCACTCAATGAAACATTAAAATTAGCAAACCTGACAGCCGAAGACCTTGCGCTGATCGGTATAAAAAAATTCAATGAAGGTCTGGAGGAAACGCAAAAGCAGTTAAAAGAAACCGGTAAAATCGGAGAAGAGTTTAACCGTTTTTACATGGATATTGTGTTAGCAATTAACGCAACAAATGAACAGATAGCAGACGGTCAAACTTTATTAGAAGGATTTAAATTCACTGGTCAGACAGATACAGATGAATTCAAAAAACAAACTTTCCTATTAGCCAGCTACAAAGCTGAGTTGCAGGGATTGCTTGACATACGTAAAAAACTTGATGAGCTTGTAAAGAATAGCACTGAAGTTATCCCTAAGGAAAACATAGGATTAATAGAGGATTTAGAAAAAAAGATTAAGAAGGCTGAAGAGGCTTTGAAAAAAGCGTTTACAGTACCAGAAGTAAGACAGATTCAGAAAGAGATAAAGAGTTTAAACGAAGACTTGCAATTTGTTTTAGGTAAGAAAAATATTGATGTTAAGTTGAACTTGCGATTCGATATAAAATCACTCGCATCTGGATTCGATGAAGTGAACGATGAGCTAAAAAAACAATTTGAGGAAACCGGTAAATTTATTGAGTCGCTTACAAATAAATTCTTCAAGACAGATGTAGGCAAAAAGCTAGGAAAGATTGAGACTCCGCAATGGATGAGAGATTACATTGATGGTTTAAAAAAAGGCCGTGAAGACCTTAAAAAAGAAACTGATGCGATAATAGTAGACTTTTCTGGTTTAATAACTGGCGTTGCTGAAGCGCTTGGACAGTCATTAGGAGAAGGTAACTTTAAAAACTTTGGAAAAAACTTGTTAAAAGAGGTGGCGAGCTTCTGTCAACAGTTGGGAGGCTTAATGATTGCAATGGGTGGTGCTGAAATAGCTTTAAAGGGTGCGCCACCTCCTGTTAAGATAGCCGCAGGTATAGCATTAGTTGCCGCGGGGGCTGCTATAAAATCTTTACTTGCAAAGCAAAAGAACTTCTCAAATGCTGGAACCGGTGGCGGCGCATCAGGAGGCGGTGGAAGTGCTACAGCATTCGCGAGAAGCGGCAAAGAAGAAAGAATAAGTTTTGATTTCAGGTTTAAAATTCAAGGTAATGACTTGGTAGCGGTGTTGGATTCCGCTAACGAGCAAAATAAACGACTTAGGGGAGGATGATTTTAGACGTAGTACGATACCAGATAACAGTAGATTACGTGGGTTATCCTAATTGGATAGTCCCGAGGCTTATTGTTGTGCAAATTGACGACTCTACACATGTTCTTTCTGTCATCATTCGTAACGGTTCAGGGGCTACGGTTGAAAGCCCCGTTGCCGGACCTGATTTGTACCAAGGGTTAAACGGTATGTCAACGCCGATCACCTCAGCGCCTTACTACCAATGGTGTGACGGTACGACTTTGTACAAAGTTTCGCTGATCAATATTTTCCCTTACGCTACGATTACCGGTTATCCAGGATCTTCGGAATGTACCATCGCGCCCGTGTGTGACTTGGAAATTGATAACATTCCGGTAGTGACACCCACAACCGATCCGGATACAGACGATGGAGAAATCCAAGTAACAGCAATATCAAGTAACGGAACGATTAAATACGATCTGGACCCTGATTTTGATTACGTCACAGGGATGAATACTACAGGGTTATTTACTGGCTTATTGCCAGCTACCTACACCATCTATGCAAAGGATAGTGTTGGATGCTTGGATACCTTGGAAGTTGTTGTTCCGGTAACTACTCAGTATTCGCCTTTGTTTGTTGCTGAGTACGATTCTATAAAAGCAGGAGCTACAAAGATTGAAATTTTACAACGCGGTTATGAAGGTGTTTCAACTGAAATCAACACAGGGGAAGAGCCTTTAGTTTTAGACTATGATGAGTGTGATAAATTCACACCATTTGTAGCGAGTAATATCTCTGTTCAGTTGTTAGAAGAAACGGAAGATCAATTTCAGGAATTATTTACTTCGGACGACAGAAAATACCGCGTTGACTACTATAAATTTATTGGAGTTTCATACGTACTTATCTGGACTGGCTATATTATTCCGGAGTACTATTCAAAACCTTTCGTAAGAGAAGCGGACAACTACGTTACCATTAAGGCATCTGATCAATTAGGAATGTTGAAGTCATTCAAGTTCTTAGACTCAGGAGGAAATAATTACCGTGGTGAGATTTCGCAAATGTCTTTAATCCTGGAGGCTTTAAAAACTACAGGCTTAGAAATAAATGTACGGTCTGCCGATACTATTTACGAGGAAGGAATGGACACCGGAGAAGACCCGCTAACACAGGCTTTCATTGATGTTCGTATTTTTTACGATGAAAAAGGCGTTCCGAAAAAGTGGGATGAAGTTTTACAGCATGTTATAAAGTGTAAATCAGGACTGAGATTATTCCAATCTTTAGGCGTGTGGTGGTTGATCCGTAGTGAAGATAATTCAGGGACATTTACCTATCGCGAGTTTGATTTGACAGGTGCTTTAATAGATGAAGATAGCTACTCTCCGGTAGTTAACAGGACGATCCCAACTATAAGCGGGATCAACTGGGTCAACGCTTCACAAACAGAAATGTTTGATACAAATT